GCCTCATGCCGCTGCACATTCGCCCGACGCTCGGGCAGGGTGCGTTCTGGGCGCAGGTGCTCACCCGGATGCTCGAAGAGTTCGCCCCGACGACCGAGTACATCATCACGCTGGACTACGACACGTTCGTGACCCGTTCGGACATCGAGCGTCTCTTTGCGATCGCGATGACGTGCCAATGCGACGCCCTCGCCCCGATCCAGGCGAAACGCGAGGACGGGCGTCCGATGCTCACGCTCCTTGACACAATGGACGACCCGCCCGCCGACGGCAAAACAGAACTGCCGCTGTCTTGGTTCGCCGAACCGGTGCAGCAGGTCGATACGGCTCATTTCGGTTGCACGATCATCTCGACCAGGGCGCTGCGGCGAACGCTGAAACCTTGGTTCCACTCGAAGCCCGACGCCGAGGGCGGCTGGGGCGACGGGCGGATCGACGACGATCTCTGGTTCTGGCGGCAGTTCAAGGCGAGCGGCAACCGCCTCTTCATCACGCCGCGCGTGTGCATCGGCCACGGCGAGTACGTGATCTCGTGGCCGAGCAAGGATTTCTCCGGTCCGGTGTTTCAGCACACGACCTCGTGGCAGCGGACGAAGCGACCGCCCGAAACTGCATGGAGGGTCGGCGAATGACGACAATCAGAGTGCGGATGAATCGTGCGTACGGATCGTACAAGGCGAACGAGCTCGTCGAGGTGGACGAGTCCTTCGCCGCGAGGCTCTTCGCGTGGGGCTACGCGAAGCGGGAGACGCAGCAATCGCTGATCGAGACGGCAGCGGTGGAGCCGGTCGCGGAGCGAGCAGACGTGACGCCACGACGTAAGGGGCGACGCCATGAATGACGGCAAGCGATACCGATCACTGAAGGTCGCCACGCAGCCGGTCGTCGAGCCGGTGAGCGTCGCCGACGCCAAGGCTCACATTCGCGTCGATCACAATACCGACGACGCCTACATCGCTGCGCTCATCTCTGCGGCCCGCGAGTACTGCGAGACGTACATGGACGAGACGCTGGTGGACACGCAGTACGTGATGCGGCTCGATGCGTTCCCGGCGGTCATCGAGTTGCCCCGCCCGCCAATGTCGCAGACCACCGGACGCACGGCGGTCTCGATCGTCTACACCGCGAGCGAGGCGGGCAACACGGCGACGCTCTCGACGACCGAGTACCGCGTCGATCGGGACGCGAAGCCTGGCACGCTGCGAACGCTCTACGCCGGATCGTGGCCGAGCCATCTGCTCGACTACGGCAGCGTCACGGTGACGTGGTGGGGTGGCCGTGGCGACGACGGCAGCAAGGTGTCGCCCCGCGTCAAGGCGGCAATCCTCATGCTCGTCGGGCAGTGGTATGAGCGCCGCATGGCGGCCGACGCCGTGTCGCTTTCCGAGATGCCGTTCGGCGTGAAGGCGTTGCTCGACAGTGTGAAGTGGGGATCGTACACGTGATTGATCCCGGCAAACTCCGCGAGCGGGTGACTGTGCAGATCGCCACCGGGGCGACGAACGCCATCGGCGAGACGGTACTGACGTGGAGCGACTCGACGGCCGTGTGGGCAAGCGTCGAGGGCGTGTCGGCCCGCGAGGCGCTGGCTGCGAATCAGCAGGAGGTGACCGTCACGCACCGCGTGAGAACCAGATACATCCCGGGACTCACGCAGCAGATGCGGTTCGCGTGGCGCGGAAGGACGCTCGACATCGTGTCGCTCCTCGAACACAACAACCGCAGCGAGCACGAGTGCATCTGCGAGGAGCGGACGTAATGGCAGACACTCGCGTCAAGGTCGAGTTCGACACACAGGAGCTCGCCGTCCTGCGAGCGGCTTTTAGCAGGCTTCCGAAGAACATCTCGGCACGCTACCTCGGCGCCGCCCTGCGGTCTGCATCGAGGCCCGCACTCGCGAAGTTGCGTCAACTCACTCCCAGAGGCCCGACCGGCAACCTCAAGCGGTCGATCGCCACGAAGGTGAAGCGATACAAAAGCGGAAACGCCGTCTCTCTCGTGGGCTACCAAGCGGCGACCGGCGCTGGCCAGAAAGCGAGGGGCTTCCATCAAGGGTTCGTTGAGTTCGGCACAAAGCGTCGAACGGCCAAGGGCAGGTACGCATCGACCTACTGGAGCAAGACCGTAGATCGTCAGGGCAAGTTCCAGGTCTTGACGACCAAGCGAGGTAAGAACGCCGGAAAGATTCGGACGAAGCCGTTTCCGAAGTCATTCTTCAAGGTCGCCAAGCGAGGCCAGAAGGTTGAGCTCGGCAAGATGCCGGTCGGCGGAAAGCGAGGGATTGCGCCAGTCAAGACCGCATGGGCTCGCTCGCTGCCCGAGGTTCGGAAAACTCTTGAACTTCAGATGGCGGTGCGGCTTGAAAATGCTCTCAAGGACTTGGCTACCGGCGTGAAGAGTCGCGGCTTCGGACGAGGTAGGAGATGAGCTACAAGTCCCCGGAAAAAGTGCTGCTCGATGTTCTGGTGACGGCCACCGCCGTAACCAGCGTCGTCGGCACGCGGATCTACCCTCTGCTCGCCCCAGCCTCGTCTGCCCTGCCGTTCGTCACGTGGAGGCGCACCGGCATCGAGCGGACCCAGACGCTCGGCTCGCCTCACGGCGTGCCACGGGTTTCCGTGGACTACACGGTCGTGGCGGCGACCTACAACCAGGCCCGCGAGGCGGCTGATGCCATGCGTCGCACTCTGGATGGGTACGGCGGCACGGTGGACAATACGGTTGTGGAGCAGGTCAGCCTCGAAAACGAGGTCGATGACTTCGTCACGCTGGCAGGCTCCGACCAGCCGCCTTCGTATTCGGTCACGCAGTCCTACGACATTTGGTGGAGAGAGTGACGCATGTCATACAGCACGCCGCATGATTCGTCCGGCACGAACTTCTCCTTCGCTGGTGTGACCTACACGGTCACCCAGATCACGTACAACCTCAACGACGTGGCGGCTGGCGACACGATCGACGTGTCGCATCTCGGGCTCACGACCGGAGCTCAGGTCGCCACGATGGACCGCCCGCTGAAGGGCTCCGCGACCGACACGGGCCGCGAGGTGACGATCGAGTATCTCGGCAACACGGTCATCAACGACGCCACGACGGGCACGCTCGCGATCACGGGCGGCATCACGCTCTCGAAGTCGGCGACCGTGTCGAGCTCGTCGGTCACCCTCGCGACGAACGATGTGATCCGTGGTTCGGCCACGTTCCGCGTGGCTCGCTGACGCGGGGAGGTTCCCGCAGTGGCGACGTACTCGACGGGCATCTCGGCGACGTGGGGCAGCGTGACGTTCACCGAGATCTCCGGTCTTTCGTGGACATACGGCGGCGAGAACGTCGGCCGGTCTGCGAACTTCAACCCGAATCCCGGCAGCGTCTCGGTGACTGCGTTCGGCACCGTCCCGAGCATCTCGCTCGTCGGCAACCGTGACACCATCACGATCACGGGTGGCGGCGTGAACTTGACTCAGAAGGCAGTATTGGACTCGGTGTCCGCTGCCGCTGAAGTCAACGGCGTGGCTCGGTACACCGCTGAGTTCACCCTTTTGGACAACTGAAATGGCACTGACGCGAGAGCAGATCGAATCTTCTTCGGCGCGTATTGCCCCCGTCGAGGCGTTCGGCGGCGAGTGCTTCGTGCGGGTGATGAGCGTCGGAGATCGCGACGCCTACGAAGTGCTGGTGATCGAGCACGGCGGCAAGATATTCCCTGACTTTCGCAGCGAGCTCGTGTCTCGAACGCTGTGCGACGAAAAGGGGAAGCTCCTGTACCCAGGCGGCGATGGAATAGAGGCGATAAAGCAGTTGCCTTCGGATCACGTCCACAAGGTATGGACGGCCGCGATGAAGCACAACGCCATGACCGAGGAGGAGATTCGCAAACTCGCGGGGGAATAAACGCCCGGCCCTCGCTGCTGTTCAAGCTGCGTCTGGCTGGGCATCTCGGGAAAACGCTCGCTGAAATCGACCAGATGGACTCGCGAGAGTTCTCGACGTGGATCGCGTACTCGCGATGGTTTCGCCCGCTCAACGACAGTTGGATGCAGATGGCAATGCTCGCCACGTGCGAGCTCGCTCCGCACACAAAGAAAACGCCGAGCCCGGAGCAGTTCATTCCAATCGACACAAGTACGCCGCAGCACTGGACTCAGATTCACGCGACGATCGCGAAGATGAAGGCAGACTTGGAAGGATAGCATGGCTACCGATCTTGCGCTCGCGATGCAGATCAGCGCGAACACGACGCAACTCGCGTCAGCGGCTCGCGATGTGTCAGCGAAGCTGCAAGGCATGGCCCAGGCTGGACGCAAGGCTTCCGCCGACCTGGGCGTTCTGAAGACGATCGAGATTTCCCGCGTATTCGTGTCGTCCATCACGGCGGCGACAAGGTCGCTCTCGGCGATTGTCTCCGGTTCTGCCGCAGCGATCGCAGGCGTGGACGACCTGAGCAAGCGCACGGGCGCTAGCACGCAGGCACTTCAGGCGTATCAGTTCGCCGCCGAGCAAAGCGGCGTCAGCGTCGAGACGTTTGGTCGCAGCGTCCAGAAGCTCGGCATCAATCTGGGCGAGGCGCAGACGGGCAACAAGGCTACCGCGAAGTCATTCGCGGACCTTGGGCTGTCGGTCGATCAGTTGACGCAACTGAGCCCAGAGGCGGCGTTCGAGGCGGTAGCGGCAGCGATCGCGAAACTCCCAAACCCAGCGCAGCAGGCGGCGGCTGCGGTCAGCGTGTTCGGCAAGGCTGGTGCCGAACTTGTGCCTGTGTTTGCAGAGGGAGCAGGTTTTCTTGCGGACATGCGGGGCGAGGCGGTGCGTCTCGGTCTCGTCCTCGGCGAGCCGCAGGTGAGAAGCCTCGCTACGCTCGACGACTCGCTCGGAAAGGTATCGGCTACGTTTCGTGCCTTCACGGCTCGCGTAGTTGCGGAGCTTGCCCCCGCGCTGGTTGACGCAGCGGAGAACGCCGCCACCTTCATCGCATCCCTCGACGTGCGACAGATCGCCACGTCGATCACATCTCTCCTCGGCGGTGCGTCCCAGGTTGTTTCAGCGTTCGGCGAGGCATTCCTGTCGGTCTATCAATCGACGGCTCCGCTGGCGGCGACTGTGTTTCCGGCGATTGCGAGCTCACTTTCTTTCATCGCCAAAAACCTTCAAGGCGCTGCTGTCGGTGCTCTGGCTGCTGCCGGTGCGCTGGCTGGGTATTCATTAGCGGGACTGTCGGCTGCCACTGCCACGGCAACGCTTTCGGCAGCGATCACGACTCTCCTGTCTCGCACTGGTATCGGGCTCATCGTCGTGCTGGCAGGCACTGCGGCTGGGGCTCTCTTGAACTGGGCATCGTCTGCCAGCGACGCAGGAGCGGAGTCGCAGGCTGCAATCGCAAAAGCAAACGCTGCTATCGCGATCGCCGAGCAGTCCACTCGCGACGCAACACAAGCCGTGCGTGAGTTTGGCAACGAGGCGACGCAGGCTTTCAAGTTGCCAGCCGAGATCACTGAGCAGACGCTCGTTCAAGACAGCATCAACGAGGCTAGCACCGCGTTCCGCAATCTTGCGAAAGAGGCTGGCGGTCTGGCGAATGTTCCCGTCGCCGTCGGAGAGGCGTTCGAGACGCTAACGTTCTACATCCAAGGCGTTGAGAAGGGCATCGTCGATTCAGCGAGTCAGCAGGAAGCGATCGCCGAGTCGGCCGCAGTCGTTCTCGTCGAGATTCAGAAGATCGTCGAGGCACGCAAGGCTGAAGAGGAGGCGACGAAGGCGGCAGCCCAGGCGGCGCAGCAGGCGTCCGATGCGGCACGCAAGAGAACGGAAGAACTCGCTTCGGCTGGCGTTTCGGCGGCAGAGCAGTCTCGCGTCCAGTTGTCGAAGGATTTGCTCGCCATCACGCAGTCGCTCGCTGACGCCGAGGCGGCTGTCGCGGCGGCGAAGCAGAGCGGCGATCGGGCTTCGCTCCAAGCGGCGCAGGAGCGGCTGCGTCTGACTCAGGAGACCGCAGCGGCTGCGACGATTGAAGCTAAGCGGCAGGCCAGAGAGCGCGACCTCGCCGCCTTTGGCATCGACGAAGGACTCCTGAAGCCGGTGACGACGCTGCGAGACCAGTTCGTGAAGGTCCGCGAGGCTTTCGATCGAGGTCTCGTCAATGGGGGCGAGGCAAGGCAGGCGCTCGAAAACCTCGCCGCCGAGGGAATTTCAATACGCGCCGACATTGCTGCCGAGCTCAGCCGCCCCGCGCAGAGG